ATATTAAATAATCTTATTGAATTTTTTTGTGTAAAAAATAACATGTCCGACGATAAAGATTTATTCAAATTGTTTTTAGAAAGTGGATGGATGGTATCGATAATCGGGGCGGCGGGCATGTTAGCCAGATTAATTTCAAACCCATTAAAAAAGGCAAATTGGATGGATTATTTACGCAAGATTGTTGTCGCATCTATAACATCAACAATAGCTTGGTTTATCGTTGAACAAATGGATATAAGCTCTATAACTAAAGCTATAACATATGGTGTTGTTGGAGTTGTAAGTCCAGAAATTATAGACGCTTTAACTAATTTAGCAAAGGGCGTTTCTAAAGATCCAGCTAAATTTATTAAAAGATAATGGCAACAAAAATTAAAGTTTGTTTACTTGGTTTTATAGCATTAATATTTTCTATTTATGGATATAAAACTTGCGAAAAAGCTATTTTCAATTTTAATCAAACAGACCAATGTTTCAAAAATGTAACATATGAGCTTAGTCCATTATTTGATGCTCACTCAATAATGATAGTTGATTCGCAAGTTAAAGCTGCTCATGGACTTATAACATTCGAAGAGTATTGCAAAAACATAAAAGAAGCCAAAGAAACAATAAAAAAACATTTAAAAAATTACGAAAATAAAATCAACTCTCAAGAAGAGCGTTTGCTATTGGACAAATTGAAAATTAGATGCGAAGATACTTTTAAGTATTTAGATAAGATAGAAAAGATATGTAAAGAAAAAGACGCCTCACAACTCAAAATTCTTATAGAAAATGGAGAACTTTATACTGTTGTCGATAAAGCAACAGATACCATAAATGAAATACTAGAAAAAGAAATGGTTATTTCTTCGGTTTATACATCAGAGTCAGTCAAGTCTTTAAAGCAGTTTGAAAAGTTTGTTTCTATTTTTATGGGACTTTCTATTGTGATGTGCGTCGCTGTTTTCATACCAATGGCCAAGGCCAAAAAGACAAGAAAACGTGTAAAATAAATATTATGGAACTTGATTTTTCCGAAAGGATTTTAGCAAAGAAACGCCCAGGACCTAAAAGCTCTGCACAAACTCCTGCAAAGCCAGAAGACAGACTAAAAGGATCTCCTAAAAATCCACCAGGTTCCGCTGGTACAAGTCCAGACGCCAAAGAGAAAGCTCAAAAAGCTCTCAAAAGAGAGGACGAAAAAAAGGTCGTAAAAGCCGCAATCACTTTCAGCGAAAAAGTAACTAACGCTCTAAAGAAAAAAGTAGAAGAGCATAACAAAAAACACTCAAAAAAAGTTACCCTTTCTCAACTTAAAAAAGTATACAGAAGAGGCGCTGGTGCATTTTCTTCATCCAGCAGACCAGGTAAAAGCCGTGGCCAGTGGGCAATGGCTCGCGTAAATACATTTTTACGAATGATGGCTGGCGGTAAAGTAAAAGACGCTTACAGAGCAGCAGATCAAGATATCGCAAAAGCCAGCGATGACAGTATCAAATCGGTAACAAATAAATCATCAGCATCTTTTGATTTTGATGAATACGAATTAGTTATCGCTGCCTCAGACTTGGTTAGATGTAACGTCAGTATTGCTGAAATGGATGATTCTTACGAATCAGAAGACGAAGAAGAGTATAACGAGATGTCAGAAGCGGAAAAGAAAACTCTCAATAAACCATTTAGACTTCCATCAGGTTCCAAAAAGAAGTTTGGAGTTTACGTTAAAAATCCAAAAGGCAATGTTGTAATGGTAAAGTTTGGAGACCCAAATATGGAAATTAAACGCGACGATCCAGATCGCCGTAGAAATTTTCGCGCCCGTCATCAATGTGACAGCAATCCTGGTCCCAAATGGAAAGCTCGCTATTGGTCTTGCAGAATGTGGGAAGGTGGCAAGTCTGTAACTCAAGTAACAAAAGGTTCTTTTGCCGCTTATATGATGGAGATGGATGAAATGCACAGTCAAGAAGAATTAATGATGCAAAATCCTGATCTTAAAGAAGCTCCAGAAATGGAAGATGAGAATGAAGAACTGATGGAATATCAAAAAGAGTCTGTCGAAATGACAATGACTAACGTCTCATCAATGATGAAAAAGCTTCAAGAAATCAAAGCTATGGTTGATGCTGGAGGAGAGGCTTCTGCTGAAATTACTGAAGCTTGGGTTGCCGCTAAATTAACAATTGCTGACGATTACATTACTACTGTTCACAAATATCTTTCTTCAGAAAGTTCGGAATAAAGTAGAATAATTTAACGCATACCCTATGATTTAGGGTATGCGTAGCTATTCAGATTTAACTTTAGTTCCACGTTTTTTTGGCGGCAAAAGTCGATCAGAGATTGATGTCTCTTGTCATTTTTTAAATAAGCAGTTTAAGCTGCCAGTAGTTCCATCGAATATGTCTTCGGTTATCAACGAAGACATTGCCAAGTATCTTTCTTTCGAGAATTACTTTTATATCATGCATAGGTTCTTCAAAGAGCCTGATGGCAATATAAAACTGTTAAGAAGAATGAATGAACAACTTTGGCCAATTATCAGCATTAGTGTTGGCGTTCAACAAAGCGACAAAGACTTTATCAAAGAAATTGCAAAAGAAAAACTAAAGGTAGACTTTATTACTGTTGATATTGCTCATGGAGATAGCCAACTAATGAAGAATATGATTTGGATTATTCAAGAGTATCTTCCTCAAGTTAAAATTATTGCTGGCAACGTTTGCTCCTCAGAAGGAGCTTACGATCTTATGGAATGGGGCGCTCATTGCGTTAAGGTTGGAATTGCTCAAGGTGGCGCTTGTTCAACTTATGGCAAAACAGGATTCGGACTTCCGATGCCATTAACAGCTTGGCATATTTACAAAGACTGGAATAAGGATAGGTTTCCTATCATTATTGATGGCGGTGTTAAAACGAACGGAGACATTGCGAAAGCAATTGCTCTAGCCTATCAGGCTGGTTCAAAAATGCCAACAAATAAGGATGGCGTTATTCTTGACGTTAAAAGAAGCTTGCCTCAAGTTATGGTTATGGCTGGATCTCTTTTTGCGGCATGTGATGATTCGCCAGCCGATAGAGATGATTATGGACAAAAGCTTTATTATGGCTCTGCTTCAGCAAAGCAGAAAGGTCACAGCAAGAATGTTGAAGGATTTGAGGTTATGCTTCGCGGTAACGATATGACCTATGCTGAAAAACTTAAAGAAATCGAACAAGATTTACAAAGCGCCGCTTCTTATGCTGGCGGCAGCTTGTTTGATTTATGTAATATCGAAATAGTTAATTTGAATTCGTAATGAACATTGTTCAAATTGGGTGCAATAATTGCGAAGATGAAGTTTTCAACTTCATTGATAAAAATAAAGAATCCATATCTAAATTTTTAGTTATTGACGCTTTGCCCAAATGCGTGGAAATTGCGAAAACAAAATACGCATTTTTAGAAAGTAAACTTATCGCTGTTAATTGCGCCATTTACAATGACAATAGCATCGTAAAATTAATTTTCCCAAAAGATGGGCAAACCTCGGCCCATGCATCTATTTTTGAAAATCATGTCAAAACACATGGACACAGCAAATGTGATTTTTTATTTTTACCTACTTTAAATTTAAATAACATTTTCGAGTTTATGCAGGGAAATGTTGATCGATTATACATTGATATTGAAGGCTACGATGTAGAAGCTCTTTTAAAACTGAACTACGAAAAATATAAGCCAAAATATATAGAGTACGAATGGGTTCATTCTGACGGTGTTCATAGCAGCAACATCAATCATAACAAACTTGTTCAGCTGTTAACAAAAAATAATTATAAAATAGAAAAGCAAGGCAATAATTCAATAGCTCAACTGCAATGAAATTTGGCTCAACAACATATGGAATGGGCGATACGCTTTTACTAACTTCTGTTTGTAAATATTTTCCAAATAAATTTACTATACAACTTACAAAAGATGTATCTAGATTTTCTATATTTTTTGAACATTTAGCTAATGTTGAAATATGCGAAAAGCATCAAATAAATCCAATACTAGATATTGGATTTTCTGGACATTACGCCACAAGAAAATTAAGAAATTTTTTTGGAGATGCTGCTGATGGGTTGGACAATCGCCCGTTAGTTTTATTTTCAGATAAAGAATCTGAAATTTGGGCTAGTAATTTTTTAAAAGATAAAAAAAATCCTTGTATTGTAGTAAAGAATTGTTCCAAAAATTGGTCAGATGTTAGATCAATTCCAGACTCTTTTTTTAACGAAATTTTAAAATATATAAAGCAAAACCATACGCCGATAATTTGCCAATCGTCTTTTAATTATACAAAGACGCAAGAAATAGAATTAGTTGATTTAGATTTAAAAAAATACATTTCTTTATTAAGGCAGACCGGCAATTACTTTGGGGCAAATACTGGCGACGAACATTTAGCAACAGCTGTCGGATGTAGAACAATTGTTTGGCAACCTAGAAATTCTGATAAATTTAACAGTTCTGAGTGGAATTACAATCACCCTAATTCAACATATCTAAATTGGTAATAATATGAAATGGCCTCTTAATGTAGATAATTTCACTTTTTTGGACAGACTAAAAATCTGCAAATTCATTTTAAATAAAAATAACAAATGGACCCAAAATGGTCTAGTATACCAATTTGAACTTAAAATGGCCGATTTTGTAGGCTCAAAATATGCCGTTTTTTGCTCAAGCGGCTCTACAGCTAATACTATGGTAGCTATGCAGCTAAAGGATATCTCCAGTAAAAACGTAGTTATATTTCCTTCTACTACATGGACAACTTCTGTGACGCCTTTTATAAGAGAAGGTTTTACCCCCAAATTTATAGATATTAATTTAGAGGATTTTTCTTTTAATTATCATGCTTTAGAAAAATTTTTGCAAGCTGAATCTGGATCAGTTGCTGCAATTTTTGCAACAAGTCTTCTTGGCTTCGTGCCAAATGTCTCTAAATTAATTGAGCTTTCACATAGGTACAATGTTAAATTGATGTTTGATAATTGTGAAAATACATTTGGTAAATTTGAAGAAAAAAATGTATCATCTTTTACCACTTCCACTACAAGCACCTATTTTGGTCACCATCTTCAAAGCGTAGAAGGAGGCTTTGTTTTTACTAATAATCAGCAAGAGTATGAATATTTATTAATGCTTAGAAATCATGGGATGACCAGATCTGTAACCAATAACGAAAAATATTTAAACAAAGATGTTGATCCAAGGTTCGATTTTTATTGTCTTGGCAATAATTTTAGAAACTGTGAAATACGTTCTTTGATAGGAATGCTTGATCTTAAGAAGGCTGACGTTCATATCGCCAAAAGAAAATATCTTTATAATCTATTTGCTTCAGAAATAGATGAATCTAAATTTATTTTACCGGATAATTTCGAGAATAGAGATCCAGTTCCTTTCGCATTTCCAATCGTATGCAAGGAGTTCAAAGTAAAAAAAATGGGATTAGACTATTGTGCAAATAATGGCATTGAAACAAGACCAATCATATCTGGCAATCTTCTCAGGCAAACATGTTTTAAAAAATATGGAATTGCTGAAGAATTCCCAAATAGCGAACTCCTTCATCACAACGGATTTTACGTTGGTCTTCACACTAAACTAAAAGACGATCAGGTACTGCAATTAACTGATTATTTAAATTTGTTTTAATATGGCCTCAGAAAGAATTAATAAAATAAGCGAACTTCTCTTAGAAGAAATTGCTGAACGTTTCAACAAAGAACAAATCCACAATCAAGACATTGAGTTCAGCGAAAGTTTCGCGGAAATAATGGATCGTTTTATTGTTCTGCATATTAGAATGTGGAAACTAGAGGATGCTATTGGGGAAGCGAAGTCAGATGCGGAAGTAGCCGATTTAAAAAGAAAAGTCGATTATTGTTTTAAAGACCGCCGTCCCAAATTAACAAAAGCTATAAACTCATATCTTGACGTTTATGTAAGCAAAAATCATGTCAAAAAATTTTCAGAAGAAAACGTAAAACTTTATAAAGGATTCTCAAATTAATGAAAACAGTCATCATAACTGGAGTCACCGGACAAGATGGAAGCCACATGGTTGACTTTCTATTAAAAAATACAGATTATAATATCATTGGCACGGTAAGAAGACTCAGTGTTCCAAATCACCAAAATATCGCTCACATTAAAGATCCTAGATTTAAACTTGCTCACATGGATATTGGAGACCCTCAGAGCGTTAACAATACCGTACAGGAATATAAGCCAGATTATTTTATTAATTTCGCGGCAAATTCTTTTGTAGGCACAAGTTGGGAAATGCCAGTTGTGCATATGCAGTCAAATTGCATGGGAGTTCTTTATCAATTGGAAGCTATCAGAAAGTTTGCCCCAAAATGCAAATATTACAATGCGGGTTCTTCAGAAGAATTTGGCGATGTAGCCTATGTCCCGCAAGATGAAAATCATCCATTAAGACCCAGAAGCCCATATGGAGCTTCAAAAGCATCTGCTCGTCAGATAGTAAAAGTCTGGAGAGAGTCTTACGGTCTTTATGCTGTGCAAGGTTGGCTTTTTAATCACGAAGGAACTAGGAGAGGTCAAGAATTTGTTACCAGAAAGATTACAAAAGGCGTAGCGGATATAGTAAAATCTTTGGGTTCAAATCAAATTCCAAGACCAATTGAATTAGGGAATCTTTCCGCGAAGCGCGATTGGAGCGACGCAGAAGACTTTGTAGAGGGCGTTTGGCTTATGCTTAATCAAAACGAACCAAAGGATTATGTTCTTTCTTCTAACGAAACTCATACCGTAAAAGAATTTGTTGAACTTGCTTTTGCAGCGGCAGAAATAGAAGGTTTTTGGCTTGGAGAATCTGGAACAGTTGGAGAAGTCTTCGTTCACAAACAATTTAAATATCCACTTGTAGTTGTTAATCCAAAATTTTTTAGACCAGCAGAAGTGGATATCTTGCTTGGAGATTCGTCAAAAGCCAGAAAAGAAATAGGCTGGTCTCCTAAAACCTCTTTTTACAGACTGGTTAAAAAGATGGTTTCCAATGATTTAGAAAACTCACTTGACAAATCGAAGTAAAACATTACGATTCCTAGAATATGAATACTAATATTAATTCAAGAAATGGTTCTCGACTGATTAAGA